GCTCAGACTATGGATAAGATAACCAAGTCGCTTCGTAGCTTCAACAATGCCACTAAGAATCTGAAATCGCCGATTAAGATTCAGATTTCCATCGACCAGAGTGTAGAGCGTCGCCTTGACAACCTTCTGAATAAAATCCGCCAGATTAAACGAGAGAGTCGAGGTATGGTTATGGGTGGCTCTGTTGGCGCTGGTCCTGCTCGTCAGACTCGTGGCGGTGGTTATGTTTATGGAGGTGCCAGTGGGCGAAGCACATACATACCTCCAGCTCGTCGTATGGTTGCCGGTGGTGGTACCGGCAGCTTGGGTTATAAGGTTCTTGGTCCTACGCCCATAGACGTAAACGGTGTTGCAGCTATTGATTTTCTGAAGGGTATGGGTATTGCCTATGGTATCGCGGGCGCCGGTCAGTTGCTCTCCAATATCGTCAAGAGCGCTACTGAATACGATAACCTTATTCAGTCAACCAAGAATATTCTTCAGACACACGATAAGAAAGGCAACTTCAAGCAGCGTTTTGCTGAAATGGAGTCCGTCATTCGTGACGTCGGCGTGGAAACTAAATACACCGCGCCTGAAGTAGCGGATGCCGCCAAATTCTTGGCTATGGCCGGTCTGGATATTGACGCTATCAAGACATCAATCCGACCTATTGCCGACATTGCATTGGTAGGTGACACTGATCTTGGCGAGACAGCTGATAAGGTCACTAACATTATGACCGCATATCGTATGCGGCCTGAACAAATGCGTAATGCTGCCGATGTAATGACCATGACCTTCACGAAGTCGAACACGACTTTGATGGAAATGGCCGAGGCGTATAAATATTCAGCTGCACTTTTGTCTGCCGGCGGTATCTCATTCGAGGAAGCCAGTGGTGCTCTTGGTGTACTTGGTGACGCCGGTATCAAAGGCTCCCAGGCTGGTACCACTTTGCGTACCATTATGGCCAATATCGTCAACCCGACTAAAAAGCAGTTAAAGCACTGGGAGTCTCTTGGTATTCAAAGAACTAATGAGGACGGCACGATTCGACCGTTGCGTGACATCTTTGGCGATCTGGCTAATGCCGGACTGTATGTAGATGACTTCTATAAACTATTTCATAAGACGGCAGCACAAGGTGCTGTATCACTTGCTAATAGTGTAGAAAAATGGAACGAAATCGTTGCTGATAACTTCCTGTCACAAGGTTTGTCGAAGCGATTGGCCGATGAAAAGAAAAACACCCTTCAGGGGCTTTGGGCGCAGTTGACATCGGCGTTTACTGAAGACGGCATGAAGGGTTTTGGTGGTATCCAAGAAGTTATTAAAGATGCACTTCGTAAAGGTATCGCCTGGCTGAAATCTAACGAAGCCCTTGAAATATTCCAGACTGTAGCCAAGCAGATGGTCGAATTTGGTGGAATGATGGTTGATTCTTTCCGCCAAATATTCAAAATTTTCCAAACATTTGGCCCCCTCATTAAACGATACTTCCAGTTCCAGCTTTGGATTTACCCTCTTCTGACAGTTATCCGTGCCATTAAATCGTTGATTTTGCTCGGCAAGGGTATATGGGCCCTTCGCGGTGGTATGACTGGAATGATTCTGGGTATGGGCTTTGGGCCAAGTTTGATGGCTCAGGGTATGAGCGTGGCCAGTGGTGGTGCTATGATGGCCGGTGCCGGAGCAATGGCTGCTGGTGGCAATGTCATAAACGGCACGATGATGGCCGGTGGCTGGGCCCCTTATAACAGTCGTGCCGCCCGATATTTCTCAACAGGAGGTTTTAATACTGCCAGCATGTTTATGACTGGAGGTATGCTTCCCTACACGAAGGCAAATCGTATCCAGGCTGGTATCGCTGCTCGTCAGAATATGCCGGGTCGTCTTGACAAGCTCCAGCGTCAGAATTTGTGGGATAAAACTGCTAAACAGTGGCGTAAGGAGAATTGGGCCGCTGCACGTGCCAACATGACACCTGAGCAGTTTAAGCAGTGGCAAAAAGGCCGCATGGATTCTTACGACTATCAGAATATTCAGGCACGGTATCGTCAGGAACTTGACCGACAGAACGGAGACCTTCAGCGTCAACGTCGTCAAGCCGGTAGACGTGGTGCCGCTCGTTGGGGCGCACAACGTCTTGGGGCCGGTGCTTTAGGTGCCGCTGCCGGTATTGGTACCGGTGCGATGATTGCTGAGTCATCAGACTGGAGTTCTGGTGGTATATTGGCTGGTGGTCTTACAGCAGCAGCCAGTGTTGCTATGATGGGTGGTCCTGTCGGCTGGATTGGCGGTGCCGCTATTGCTGTTGGTACTCTTGCCGCTGCTTGGTATGAATCTGCTGCTGAAACCCGTCGTGCCGGAGAAGCCCTCGATAATTACATTTCATCTCTTCAGGTCCATAACGGTCTGTTTGTTGGTGAAGGTGCAAGCGCTGAAATTCGCCAGCTTGACGCTGTTTACAATAAGAATTTGGACCTCAACACACTCATTGCAACTCGTATTGAGTTGATGCGTGAATTGGCTGGTCTAACAGGTGGCTCTGTTGACACTACAGGTATCAATATGAGCACTGCTGCTGCTGAGAAAGCATTTGAAAAACTCTCAGCTTATGATAGTATGTGGGGGTCTGGCGACATGGCTGGTAAGGCTGTTGAGCTTGCGAATAAGCAATTCCCCGGCAGTATGTGGACTAATGGCGATAGTTATGTATGGTACGATCCCAGCGGTCATTCACATACTTTGGTCAACCCTGATGGTACGGATGATGATCAAGATGTAGCCGCATATTTCGCAACCGGTATTTCGTTGGCCGTTCAAGGCTCTGAGTCTCAGGAAATCGCCAGGCGCTTCTCTGATCTGAAAAAGAAAGCCCTGTGGGCTCATTTGGGATTGACAGATGTTCAATCAATCTCTAAAGAGTTTGAAGGGCAATATGGTTTAGCCGCTATAGACCAACGTGTAGATCCATTGTCTACAGCCGAAGCATGGGCGTATAGTGGAAAACAGGTAAAATCTTGGGACGGCACTGATTGGGCAACCAAGGCTCCTTATCTTTATACCCTGAACAAGATTTGGTCTCCGTACTTTGGCACTGGTGCATCGTTCAACACCGCCGCAGACACATACTTCCAGCAGTTATCGGACGGTACTATCACCGATTCAACCATTATTAACTACATCTCTGAGATGGATAATGGTCTCGGAATGTGGTTGAAAAACTATACGAAAGATAGTATTGACGGTTGGTATAGGAGTATGGGTATCAACCCTACTACCGGTGAGTTCAGTGCTGTAACCGTCACGTTGCCTGATGGTACTACCAAAACCTATCAGGCCAATGAAGCAGCTGAAGCTGTGGGTGTATTTGCCGACCAAATGCTGAAGTTGATACCCACTTTCACGCCAACAGAACGAACCCAGCTTGCAACTCTTTACGAGCGTTTGATGGCTTTGAAGGATTTGGCTATGGGTGGTTCGTACACTGGAGGCGACCGAAATTTGAATGTAGGCGAATATAGAGAGGGCGATACTCGAATGTTGAATGGCCGAAAATGGACTCGTCGCTCGGATGGCAAATGGGTTGATAATGGTGTCGGTATGATGAGCGATGCCATGATGACCCAAAGCCTTAACGCCCAAAATGCTCTTGGTACTGGTAATGGAACCGGGGGTAATGGTGGAGGCCACGGAGGTCACGGTGGCGACGGAGGTAGTCGAACCCCTCATGGTAGCAATAACAATTATCAGAACCACTATAAGGGTACCACTGCCGCACCCAAGCAGATTATAATAAAAATTGAGAATCTGATGAATGTCGATTCGATTGATTTGACAAAGAAGGATAACAGAGAGGCTGTGAACAATGTACGCGAGGAACTGACTCAGTGCCTTATCGACGTAGTACATGACTTTGCAATCTCGTCCGGCAATATGGTATAATTATGAGTATATTCTCAAATATCTGGGGCTCCCTTGTAATCAGTACGGTACGTGGTGGAGCAAATGCTTTAGCTGGTACAAGTGTCACTCGGCCTTATCATGGACCGGCTGACCCTGTTCAGTATCGGAAGCACCGAACATATAAAAGCAAGCTTATTCAGGAGGCTTCTCGAATTGCCATAGCTGTGGCGATGAATGAGATCAATCAGTTGTATCCAAGATACCTGAAGGACCTCCAGAAGAAAAAACGTGCTGTTACAGAGGCCAGTCAAAGGCAAAATCTCAAAAAACTTATTGAGAATCAGAAGGTACTCGCCGACGCCGGGTACGGAAAAGTAGACGCCGGCAATGGTCATAGTTTGTATGCAACAGATAAGTATGGAAATCTGGTGCCAACTGCCCTCATGTTGCATTATACCGGCGAAGAAGATATTGATTCCGGCCAGTATTACTCAGAACCTTTAAGTATTGATTCTAAGCAAGGCTCTCGTACTCGCAAAAATGCAGATGCTGTAGATAGTGGTGATGCGAAAGCAAAGAAACTGAGTGCCACTTTCAAAACTAAGGTGGTATGTCACATTGACCTCGTTCCTCAGGTATCTGTTTCCAGTTCAAAGAACCTCATACTAACCCCCGTGCAAGGTCGTGACTTTACTCGTAAGGAGTTGGTATCAGGAGGGGATATGCAGTTCTCCATTAGTGGGGAAATTGCCTCCGACCAACCTGGGGTGTATCCGACGATGGCCGTACAAAAATTCTTGAAGGTAATGCAGTATGGCGGGGTCCTTGATGTCAAGCATTTCATGTTTAATCAGATGGGGATCACCCGTGTGATTATTCGAGATTTTAATTTGGGAACGCCTGAATACATGAACATTCAGCCATATTCATTTTCATGTGTAGCGGTAGAACCTGATGAAGAAATCCAAATAAAAGACACCATTACGGCTATTGACACAGACTTGCAGTACGCGACACCGCTTAGCAAGTGGCAGCGCTTGTTGCTGGACGATCAATTCTCGAAAATCACCCAGAACGCTATCAATGGCTTGCTCAATTCTTCTATCAGTACGCTTACCGATTTATCATCAGGACAGATATGATAAAGAACGAAACATATAAACAATCTGGAAAGGAGGCATTTCATATTTTGATTTGCCTCATCCAGGTTTGGGATTACTCGAAGGAGAATTTTATGAAACCTCCTAAGAACTGTCTGGAAATAGCTGAGGTCGAGTCTATTCAGGTATCCGATTCTTACAAGCAGTTAATTAACAAAGCCACTGTTCGATTTCCTCGTGGCACAGTCATTCGTAAAACCAGCGAGACAATCGAGGAAGTAAAGAAGGATGCTGAAAAAGTAGATGCTACCCTTGATTCTCATGGTGTGCTTTTAACTACTCGCAAAACTTACTCTCAGGCTGCAACAGTTACTGATTTTGCGTATGGCAAGCGTATTAGAATATTTGTAGGCTATACAACAGATCCTCGTATAGCTTCTTTGCCTAAATTCAACGCTCAGACGCGTAAATCAATATTCAACGATGATAGTCTCCACCAAGAGTATTTTGACGCTATCAAAGGTTCCGGCCCTATCTTTGATGGTTATATTACCCGGTGTAGTATAGACACTCCTATTGAAATTGAATGTGAAGATTTGGCAAGCGTTTTGAAGCAGTATAATGCCCCCAATATTCCGAAGCCCAAAGAGTTAACGGTTAATGATTTGTTGGCCGACGATGGGAAATATCACATGCTGAAGGACACTGGTTTTACTCTTGCTCCAGCTACTAAAAGCTGTAATATCAATATTGGTAAAGCAGAGTTCAATCGCGATTTAACCGTTGCTGATGTACTTACCACTTGGACTAAATTCAAATTGTTCAGCTATGTCTGGGTGAAGTACGACGACGACATGGGTGGCACGCCTTATATTGTTGTGGGCCGTTCTTACTTCAGCAATGGTGGTAAAGATTCTATCCTCAAACAGCGTGAGGAACAAGGATATGCCAGAGAGTACGAGATATATTTCAATTACAATGTCGCGGCCAACGGTCTTTCCCTGACAGAATCCAATAAAGACTTCTTGTGTATTCAGGGGCAAAGTATGGATAAGAATGGCAAATTCTATTCGCTTACCCTTCGTATCAACCCTGAGTGGCATGAGGGGGACCCGCCCAAGGACAAGTGGCAAATCTTGAATGAGGTGACTCTCTCAAAAAAGATGCAACGTATGGGAGCTACGGTGATGAGCAAAGGCAAGAACAAAGTAGACCTGAATCGCTATACCGTGGTGCCTTATATGTCCGCTAAAATCGGCGCTACCCACGAAGAACTTTTACAGGAGTTGATTCAATACTACGAAGCCTTCAATATGAATGGTATCCAGGGCAACTTGACTCTTTTCGGAGACCTTCAGTTACGGTCCGGATGTAAGGTGCATCTATATGACGACTATTACCCGGCAAAGAATGGTGTGTATTTCGTCGATGAAGTAACCACCCAGTTCGGCAATGGTGGATTCCGCCAGGTGATAAAACTTCCATATCTCATTTCATCAGACAGCAAAGATGAGGCAAATAAATAGTGTTGGCTCCAATGCCAATAAGACGATATATGATGCGATACAGGCAATCGCCAGACAGGGCCTAATCAACCCTCAGACCAACGCCCCCTACAAGGGCGGTGGTTTTGTCAGTGGTTATGTTGCTAAAATCCACGACGATGAGTCCGATGAATTGTATGGTACCATTGACGTGAAGGAGTGGAACGCCCTTGTTGGTGACGAGAGCGATATAACCCTGGAGGGCTACCATGAGGGTGTGCGTCTTAATGCTATTCAGGATAGCAATAAAGGTATTGTTCTTATCCCTAAGATGTATTCGGACGTGGTGATAGGTCAGGATCCCGCCGGCGCCGAATACGTTACGATGTATTCCCATGTTGATGTTATCCAGCTTGATTCTCACGATACAATTACTCTTGGGGTTCAGGAGCGCGAAGAATACAAAGAGAAAGACGAGAACGCTCCAGACATTGACGAACTTCCTATGACTGGAGTTCGTACAATGACCACTTATACTAAGGATAAGATTCTTACTGAGGTGGTAGATGAAAAGGGTAAAAAACACGTTACCCAAACTGTTGATGGTGAGAATGTTGATTTTGACATCGCTGAAGGGGAAACGACATTTCACGCTGATCAAGAGAAAGTAGAATTAAAGCGTGACAGTTCGTCGGCAACTGTAACGAAAGACGAGATAACCACCAAAGTAGGCGGTGAGAAAGTAGTTGTCAAATCCGATGGCGTGTACCTTGGTTCTGATAGCGGAACCAGCCATGCCGTATTAGGCGAACAACTTGGTCAGATTCTTTCTAATATTCTTGGTTTGATAGGACAAATTCAGACGACCACGCAACTTGGCCCCCAACCACCCATCAATGTGGCGGCATTTATCTCATTAAAAGCTCAGGTGAGTGCGTGGACCAGCTCTGTATCTAATTTCCTCACTCAGAAAGTAAACGTTCAGAAATAATGAAAGAGGCAACGCTTAATCCGCTAATAGCGACGATGGATACGAGCTCGATGGAGTATTCGCTTTACATCGGCATAGTTGACATGATTAACCGTGCCAACAGTGTTGAGTCGCCCGACTTCATCGCTAACCCACCCATCAAGAAAGACGAAAACGGGAATCCTGTGCAAGACCCGGATGCCCCGACATACCAGATTGACACCGACTTTATTAAGCAGAAACTTAACGAATACCGTGACATCCAGACAAAGAATTACGCCTATGATATGGCGAAAACCTTTATGGGTGTGATGACTGGTTCCGGTGGCGGAGGAACTGGAGGCACAGGAAGCGGAACAGGTGACTTTCTCCCTCTCTCTGGTGGCTCTTTGTCAGGTGCATTGTCCGCCAATTACGGCGTGGAACTGGGCCATGACGGAAAGACGATGATTCGGCTTACCCATGACAACAGCAACAAGCCTTTGGGGTATTTTGACCTCAATATGGATATTGTGGGCGATGTCTCGATTGACGGTTCGTTGACTTTAGCGGATGCCGGCATCACGTTCAATAAGCATCAGACGATTTTCATAGACGCTACCAATTCATGCCTGAACATTGACTATCAGAATGTCAAAATAAAGGGCGTCACAGAAATAGACGGCATTGTTACAATCGGTGATATTGTGATTACGCCTACATCCGGGATCACGTTTAAGGGCCATGAATACTATCATGCCGGTAATTCCAATAAAAGTGATGTCGATTGGTCGGCCAAGGATTTGCACGTCTATGGCGATTTAGCCGTAGATGGAGATGCGACATTGGCAGGGCGCCTCAGTGCTTTACATGGTTTTGATTTGGGGGAAGCCGGCACTAAATACTTCTATTCCAGCTACGACAATAGCAAATGCAACCTATGGGTTGATACTGATATGTCTTGGTTGGGCTATGATCATGGCATTAAATTCGATGGCAAGTATGTGCTTGTTATTCGGTCAACAGACACCAAAGCTCTTGCATTTGGAGCGCCAGGCCGCGTGTTATACTTAGGCGCAAGTGACATAGATTCGACAGGAGCCAAAATTGACACAACCAGTATTGCCCTTCACACCAAATTCAACACTGGCGACAATGCTGTGACTCTCATTACTCCGGAAGGTACAGGTTATTTCCTTGGTCTTACCGCTGCTTCAACTTCTGCCGGCAGCGTGGTATTAAAGACCTACCGAAATGACAGTATCGACGAGGGTGTAATCTTCCCTAAATTCATTGCACTGAAAAACGATGGTGGCCCTAAGTTGTATGCTGATACGGAATTGGAGGCTATCTTCAAAATACCATATCTG